AACCATCGCCTACCTGGAGCAGCGCATTGCTGCCGCCGTGGGGACGGGCCTCAAGTCCGCCGTGACCGAAGAGACGGCCGCGGCTTTCTGGGCCGCTGGCCTGAGTGTGCTTCAAAAGCAGGCCACACAGCACGCCGGGCGCTTCGTGCTTGGCGGCCTTCTAGGCGTGGTGCGCAAGCTGGGCCTGTTCCTGACGCTGGGCGGAATCGTGTACGCATTGGGCGGATGGAGCGCGCTGGCGGCCTTGTTCAAGGTGCTGTTCCAGGGCGGGGGGCACTGACATGGTTTCCCTGGGCCACACCTGGCGCACAGTCATTCGCAAGGCGTGGAGCGTGAGATTGTCGGCCCTGGCGGCGCTGCTGCTGCTGCTGGAAATCACGCTGCCGATGTTCGCGCCCAACATCCCGCGCACGCTGTTTGTAGTGCTGGCCCTGGTGGCCGCCATCGGCTCGATCTGGGCGCGCGTGCTGGTGCAATCGCAGATGCAGGAGGCCGTGAATGGCGACGACGAAAAGTAAGGTAGCGCCCCAGCTCCGCGCGGCCATCGCTGCGGTGCTGATCGCAACCACCGGGGGCTATGCCACGTACACGCACGTGGACGGGCAGACACAGGAGATGCTGCGCAACCAGTACATCCTGGCCGCAACGCAAGACCAGAACACCAGCCAGGCGGTCAAGCTGGCCCTGGTGATGGCGAGCTACTACGAGAGCAGCTTCCGCCACATCGGCACGCCCTACGTGGACAAGCTGGGCAAGGGCCAGCCGCTGACGGTGTGCAACGGGCTCACCGGCCCGCGCGTGGTGGCTGGCCGGTACTACACCCCCGCCGAGTGCTACCGGCTGGAGCGTGCAAGCTACCTGGCCTATGAGCGCGATTTGCAGGACGAGCCATTCTGGGACGACATGACCGACCTCCAGCGCGCGAGCGTGCTGGATTTCCTGCACAACAAAGGCGCCGGGGCCTTCGCCACATCGACCATGCGCAAAAAGCTGCTGGCGGGCGACATCGTGGGGGCCTGCCGCGAGAACCCGAAGTGGAGCCGGGGCACGGTCAATGGCGTGTCCACGGTGCTGCCGGGGCTGCTGCGCCGCGGCGAGGCGAACGCAGAACTCTGCGAGAAAGGGCTTACATGAATCCGATTTTTTGGGCCATGGCCGCGCACTGGTGGGGGTGGTGGGAATGACGCGCATTGCGGTGGCGTGCGCCGTCCTGCTCGCCGTGCTGCTGGGGTGGCAAACCCTGCGCCTGGCGGACGAGCGAACGGCGCATGCGCAGACGCGCGCCCAGTGGGCGCAGCACACGGCGGACATTGCCGACGCGATCGCAAAGGAAATCGAGCGGACCAGGGGCGTAGAGGCCCGGCTGCATGAGGCCGCCGCACGACAGAGAAAGGAAGCCAAGGATGAAAAGAAGCGCATTACTGCTGAGCTTGACGATGTTCTTCGCCGGCTGCGGGACCGCCCCGAGGCAAGAGCCGAAGGTGATGGAGGTGTGCCCCAGGGTTCCGCCGCTGGAACTGGATGCACCGGCGCGGGACTGGCAAGGCCAGATGCGGCTTTTCTTGCTGGGTACGCTGCCGACGCAGCCCTGATGCAGGCCGCGCTGCTCCAGTGCAAGGCCAGGTATTCCGACATTGAGCGCGCGCTGAATGGACGCTGAGCGCGTGGCAAGCATGGCATCGTGACCTCGTTTTCAAGGAACACCACCATGGCAAAGAAGTCCAGCGGAGCATTGGCCGTCATCAAGCCCGATGAAGAATGGCGCGTGGAGAGTGACATGAGCACGCTCATCGAGGCCGAGAAGATCAAGGCGGACCCCAAGCGTTACGCCAAGGTCCAGGCGCTGGCCAAGCGGAAGATGCTGGACGTTGCCAAGGTGGCATCCGACGACTGACACCCTCAACCACCCACACTAGGAGAAGCGCGCATGAGTGCACTTGACGCTGACGCATTGGCCACCCTCACCCCTGAAGAGCGCGAGGCCATCGAGGGCTCTGACATCAACGACGATGATCTGGACGCCATCAAGAAGATTGCAGACACCCAGGACGACGCGGACGACGACGGCGATGATGGCGACGCAGCAGGCGGCCCACCGCCCGACACTGGCGCGGCTACAGCCCCCCAGCCGGTCGAAGAGCCGCAACCCGTCGTCATCACCCCGCGCTATGACGCGCAGTTGCCCAGCGACTACGACGACCAGATCCGCGAGCTGAAGGACCGCGACGCAGAGTTGCGCCAGAAGTTCAAGGACGGCGAAATCGACATCGACGAGCGCGATGCCGGCCTGGCCGAGCTGTCCGCCCAGCGCGAGGGCTTGCTTGTTGCGCGCGCAAAGGCGGAAATCTCCCAGGAAATGACCCAGCAGACTGCGCAGGGTCAGTGGCAGGCCGAAATCAACAAGGCGATTGCGCGCGCTGCCAAGGACGACGGTATCGATTACCGCAAGGACCAAGCGAAGGCGGCGGACTGGGATCAATTCGTGCGCGTGCTGGCAGCGAACCCCGCGAACTCCGACAAGCCCATGGACTGGTTCCTGGCCGAGGCGCACAAGCGCGTGATGGCCTTGCACGGCGTAACCAAGCCCACGCCGACACCGACGGACCCGGTGGCTGATGCGCGCGCCCGGCGCAAGGCCCCTATCGACGCAGCGCCCAAGACGCTGGCCCAGGTGCCAGGCTCTGACGGCCCGGGCGACGTGGCGGATGAATTCGTGGACATCATGGCCTTGGAAGGCCAGGCCTACGAGGACGCCATTGCCCGCATGTCTCCGGCCCAGCGTGAGAAGTTCCTGCGGGGGTGACTGTGGCGGACCAGGCGCTGTCAAGTCTCATTATCGACGTGCGCCCCGGAGAGCGTCTCGCCATGTCCGGGTGCGTCACGATCGAGGTGCTGAAAAAGAGCGGGCGGATTTCCCGCCTGCGCGTGACGGCCCCGCGCGATGTGCGCATCACAAAAGACCCGCCAGAAAAGCGTTCGGAGCCCTCTGGGCTCGTGGCAAGCATGGCAACGTAGTAAGTAGCTGAAAAGCTGATTGTGAGCGCAGGAAGTGCTCCGAAAAAGTGCCTAACTTTTAAGGAGTAATTTCTATGGCGCGTACCATCATCGGCGTGAATGACGCCAAGGCGGTGAAGAAGTGGGCCGGCATGCTGGCCTACGACACCAGCCACAAGTCCTATTTCAATTCGCGCTTCATGGCGCGCGGCGCCGAGGCCGAGGTGCCTATCCAGATCCTGACCGATCTGGAGTCCGACGCCGGCGAGCAGATCAGCTATGACCTGCTGGCCGAGCTCAAGATGGCCCCCGTCGAGGGCGAGGACATCCTGGAGGGCAAGGAAGAAGGCCAGAAGTTCTACACCGACCAGATCTACATCGATCAGGCTCGCTGTGGCGTGAACACTGGCGGCCGCATGACGCGCAAGCGCACGCTGCACGACCTGCGCGAAAAGGCCAAGCGCCAGCAATCGAGCTGGTGGGCCCGCCTGATGGACGAACTGCTGTTCATCTACCTTTCTGGCGCCCGCGGCATCAATGCCAACTTCCTGCTGCCCACCGGCTACACCGGCCGCGCCAACAACGCGCTGGTGAGCCCGGACACCAACCACGTCCTGTACGGCGGCGACGCGACCGCGTTCAACAACCTGGACGCGAACGACAAGTTCGACCTGCGCCTGGTGGACCGAGCCAAGACCAAGGCCGACAGCCAGGGCGGCGGCGCGACCGACATCCCGGTGCTTCAGCCGTGCAAGATCGACGGCGAGGAAACCTTTGTCTGCGTCATGCACACCTTCCAGGAGGACGACCTGCGCAGCAACACCAGCACCGGTCAGTGGATGGACATTCAGAAGGCCGCCGCAGGCGCCGAAGGCCGCAAGAACCCTTTGTTCAAGGGCTCGCTGGGCATGTACCGCGGCGTGATTCTGCACAGCCACCGCAACGTGATCCGCTTCAACACCGCCGGCTCTGGCGCTGTGGAATCGGCCCGCGCGCTGTTCATGGGCTCGCAGGCTGCTGTGGTGGCCTTCGGCTCGCCTGGCACGAACCTGCGCTTTGACTGGCACGAGGAAACCCGCGACAACGGCGACAAGGTGGTGATTTCCACGTCCTCGATCTTCGGCATCAAGAAGGTGACTTTCACCACTGCTGCCGGCGCCCAGGACTTCGGCGCGTTCGCGCTGGACACCGCCGCGGCCGCCCGCTAACCGAACCGCCACAAGGAGAAACCAACCATGGCATTCGCAAATTCCAACGACTACATCACCGGCCGCAAGCCGGTGCCCACGCCCGCGGGCGGCGAGCTGCTCTCTGTGCGCTTCACGCTGGCCCTTGGCACTGGCGACCTGGCTTTGAATGATGTCGGCCAGATCGGCATTCTGCCGGCCGGTTGCTTGCCTGTGGACGTGCACGTGGACGGCACGGACATGGACACCAGCACTGCCGCCCTGATCTTCCAGGTGGGCATTCTGAATGCCGCCGAGGATAACCTGTCCACCGAAGCTGCCGATGGTGGCGCGCACTGGGGCGCCACCACCGCCGCCAACGCCGCGTTCCATCAGCGCCTGACGCCCAACGGCACCGCGATGGTGAGCGTGACCAAGGCGGACACGGACCGCAAGCTGGGCCTGAAAGTGGCCACTGCCCCGACGACGGCGGCCGCCGGCACCGTGGGCGTGACGCTGTTCTATCGCGCAGCCTGAGCCCGTTGTCTCTCGGGTGCCGTAAGGCATCCACGGCAGGGCGGCGGGTAAAACTGCCGCCCTGTTTTCTGGAGTAGAGCGAAATGAAATTGCAGACTTCCATCCCACCGCGCCGCGATGGCACGGTTCGTCACACCGGCAAGGACCGCCGCACGTATGTGTTTGAGGCGGGGCCTGATGGTGAGCTCACGTGCGACGTGGACAACGAGGACGAGGCCGCGGCGCTGCTCGCCACCGGCATGTTCTGGCCCGCGGACCCCGATGATTTTGAAAAGGCGCTGACGATTTCCACGCCAGCGCCCGACAGCGCGCCCGCTGCGGCGGATGCGGACGAGGTCCTGGACGACGAGGACGAGGTGATTGGCAACGGGCTTCCGGTGGAAGCCAACACGCCGCCCGTCACCCGCAAGAAGCCCGGCCCCAAGCCCAAGGCGAAGTAAGCCATGAAAGCCTGGTCGTACTGGATGCCCGACCTGCTGCCGCACGTGCCTGGGTGTCCCCAGGTGCTCGCGGAGCATGAGCTGCTCCGTGCGGCCCAGGCCTTTTTCCAGCAGGCGACGGCCTGGCGCGTGGACGAGGCGCCAGTGGCTGTGGCGGTTGGCACGGCAGAGGTGTCTGTGGCGCCGTCGGATGCCGGCATGGAACTGGTGCGGGTGGATGCGCTCTGGTACGACGGGGTGAAGCTGGACCCGATCGCGCCCGAGACGCTGGACGCGCAGTACACGTCGGACTGGCAGACCCATGAGGGCACGCCGACGAGCTATTTCCAGGTGGTGCCAGGCGTGGTCCGCCTGTACCCGATTCCGATCGCCGCGTCCGTCACTGGCCTCAAGCGCCGCCTGATTGTGGCGCCCAGCGACACCGCCACGGGGCTCCCAGATGACCTGGCGCAGAAGTACCGCGACGAAATCCAGGTGGGTGCCAAGTCGCGCCTGATGCTGTACCCAAACAAGCCGTGGACGAATGACGGCCTGGCCGCGGTGTATGGGCAGGCGTTCAGCAGCCTGGTGGCCCAGGCCTCGGTTGCCGCCGCTCGCGCCTATGTGCAGGCGCGCATCCCGTCCCGTCCCCGCTGGTGCTGATATGGCCGTGCAGTATTCCGTCACCCTGAGAAACCGACAGCTTGACCAGATCGAGGCGACCGCCGGGGTGGGCGCCAAGCTGCGCCTGTATTCCGGCGCCAAGCCTGCGAACTGCGCAGCTGCGTCCACCGGCGCGCTGCTGGTGGACATGGATCTGCCTGCGGACTGGATGGAAGCAGCCAGCGGCGGCGTCAAGGCCAAGCTGGGCACCTGGTCCGGCGCCGGCACTGCCGATGCTGGATCTGGCGCCGATGTCGGGCATTTCCGAATCACGAACAGTACCGGGTCCGTGTGCCACATGCAGGGCACGGTCACGGCGACCGACGGCGGCGGCGACATGACGCTGAACACCGTCACGGTTGCAAAGGATCAGGTGGTCACGGTGACCGCCTTCAACATCACGGCAGGCAACGCCTGAAGGCCATGCTGGGCGCGATCAACGGCGTACAGATCAACCTCTACCCGATCAACGGGGAGGCGGGTCTGCCCGTCATCTACGCGATCGCCAGCATTCTCCAGGAGGACGCCGTTTGCGTGGCCGCAGGCGTGGTGCAGCCGGCGTACGTCTCCGAGCTGGTGCGCCATGCGGGCGGCTCCAGCGTCTTGAGGCACAGCGGCCATGCTGGGGGCATCATCCCGCACGCTGGCGGCTCACGAATGAGGATTCACTGACATGACGCCGAGCACGATCATTGCCACCGCCCGGCACCTGATGCTGGACACCGGCACGACGCCGCGCCAGTCGAACGACGAGCTGGTGGGCTACGTGAACGAGGCCCTGCGCGAGGTGTGCACCCTGCGGCCGGATCTGTTTTCCTCGGTGGGGGACATGACGTGCATCGCCGGGCAGTGCGAGCAGGCCATCACGTTCCTGGATGCCGTCTCTCTGCTCGATGTGCTGTGCGTCCACGCGGGCCAGGCCGTCACGCCGTTTGACCGCCAGACCATGGACCAATTCCGCCCGGGATGGCGCACCGATGCCGCAGGCCCTGCGCAGAACTGGGCGCCGCTCAACGGGGACCCGCTGGCGTTTTTCATCTACCCGAAGGCGCCCGCCGACCAGGTGCTGGATGTGCGCTACGTGCGCAACCCAGCTACCTATGCGCTGGGCGATGTGATTGTGGATCTGCCGGATTCCTACGCGCCGGCCCTGGCTGACTACGTGGTGTACCGGGCCGAATCCAAGGACGACGAGCACGTGCTGAGCCAGCGCGCAGCATCGCATTACGCCGCATTCAAGACCAAGTTCGGAGTTTCCAATGGCACAACTGCTGTTTAAGAACAATGCCTTTTCCAGCCTGGGCGCCGGGCTGCTGATCGGCGGGACAACGCTGATCGTGGCCAGCGGCCACGGCGACCGTTTCCCGGTGGTGTCCGGTACGGACTTTATGATGCTCACGCTCCAGGACGCGAGCAACAACATCGAGATAGTCAAGGTCACCGCGCGGGCGTCCGCGTCTGACTCGATGACCATTGAGCGGGCGCAGGAGGGCACCTCTGCGCGGGCCTGGAGCCTGGGCGATGTGGTGGAGCTGCGCTTGACGTCCTTCGCGCTCAATCCATTGTCCCTGCTGGCCGGGGTGTCCACCGCCGCAGATTTCAGGGCGAAGATCGGCGCCGTCACGTTCACATCGGCGACCGGCTCGCTTACCCTGCCGTCAGGCACCACGGCGCAGCGCGACGATCCGCCTTCGCCAGGCATGCTCCGGTACAACTCGGAGACGTCTGTTTTTGAGGGCTACAAGGGCGCGGCCTGGAAGGATCTTTCTGTCCCCGAGGACGCCTCGATCACGCGGGCCAAGCTGGAGCGCACGGCGCTGGCGGACAGTGTTTCTGTGATTTCCGCGAACACCACCGCGACCGCATTCAAGACCTACGAATTCTCGGCGTCCTTGGAGCTGCTGCTTCCAGCCACGCCGGCCGCCGGTGACTGGGTGGGCTGGATCGACCGCAGCGACACCACTACCTGCAAGCTGGGCTACAACGACAAGGACATCGAAGGTGACGCCGCAGACTACGAGCTCGATGTCAAAGGCAGCTCTGGCCGCGCCACTTACACCGGCGTCAAGTGGCGGGTCGTGTTTTTCTAAGGAGCCATGCAATGGGCAAGCTGAGTCAACAATTCTTTCTCCAAGGCGGCGGCGGCGGCAAGCTGCGCTACCAAGAATTTACGTCTTCCGGCACGTTCACTCCTTCGGCGGCGCTGCTGGCGAATGGCGGGCAGTGCTACTACGAGCTGATCGGCGGCGGGTCTAGTGGCGGCATTGGCACCAGCCTTCCGGGAATTGGTGGAAATGCTGGCGAATACAAAACCGGAGTCATTACCGTCACCGGGCCAGTTACTGTGACCATCGGGGCCGGTGGCGCGGCTGTGGCTTCACCAAGTGGGACTATCGCAGGAAATGCTGGATCAGCTTCATCCATTGGCGCCTTGGCCACTGCCGCAGGCGGGGCAGCGCCTCCTGCGGCTACAGCGAACAACGCGGGCTGCGGCGGACGCGGCGCTGGCGGACTAGGGTACTTCACGACAGACACGACGAACACGCTGGATGCTCGCGGCGGGGTCGGTGTTAACGGGCGTGCGGGGGGTGGTGGCGGCACGGCCACGTATGGCGCCTTGCACATGATAGGTGTTGATGGCGGCGGGAATGGCGCCCTTGCAGCTGCAGCGCCCGTTACGGCGACTGCGGGCGCAGCAAACACGGGAGCGGGTGGTGGCGGCGCGTCCAATAGCACCAACAGCGACCTGAAAACCAGCGGTGCTGGTGGATCGGGTTGGTGCCGGATTGTTTGGTTTGAGTGATTGGGGGGCATGATGGACTACGCACTTATCAAGGGCGGCCTGGTGCGCAACGTGATTGTTGCCGGGCCTGATTTCGTCGGTAAGATCGCGGACGACTGGGACCACATCGAGGCGCTTGACACACTGCACGAGCAGGGGCTTGGTGTCGGCATCGGCTGGGCCTGGAGCCAGGAGGCGGGGTTTGTCGCTCCGGCGCAGCCTGCGCCGCAGGAGCCCCAGGCGGTGCGCCGCATCACCAAGCGCGCGTTCCAAGACCGTTTCCCTCTGGCCCAGAACGGTGTCAGTCGCAAGTACGACCTTATGAGCCTGTTCATGCAGGACGACGGGTACGCCGCGTCATTGAGCGTGTCTGGGGCCGCTCTCTACGAGCTGCGCGCCATGATCGTGACGGGCCTCAATCGCCTGAATGCTTCGTCGCATGTGGATCTGGACCTGCCGGATGCGGCGAACTTCACCATGCTGCTGCTGTCCCCAGGCATTCCAGATGCGTTCCGCCTCACGGCCGAAGAGCGCACGGCCATCCTGACGGCGCCGGTGCAGGAGGGCGAGCAATGGCGTGGCTGATCTACCCTGTGGCCGGTTTTGTGCTGGTGTACGCCCTGTGGGTGTTCTACCTGGCGGTGATGAACCTCAAGCGCGTGAAGGACGCCGGCAAGTTGGGCAAGGTGGCCGCGGCGCTGGGTGCGCCGGTGCTGGCGGTGGGCCTGGCGCTGGACTTCCTGGCCAATGTGCTGGTGTTCACCGTGCTGCTTCTGGAGCCGCCGCGCGAAGCCACTGTGACGGCCCGCTTGAAGCGGCACAAGCGCGAGAGCCGCGGGTGGCGCCTGCGCGTGGCGCAGTGGTTCGCCAGCGAGCTGCTCGACCACTTCGACCCTGACGGGGTGCACGTATGATGGCGGTCGCCCTCTACAAGGGCCCCCCGCATGATGGCTGGTGGCACTGGATCTGCCATTACGCGGTGCGCATTTGGACCCGGAGCCGCTGGAGCCATGCGGAGCTGGTCATTGACGGCGTGTGCTTCTCCAGCAGCCCGCGGGATGGTGGCGTGCGCTCCAAGGTCATCGATCTGTCCTCCGGGCGCTGGGATGTGTTTCAGGTGGCCGCCGACGAGGCACAGGCGCTGCGCTGGTTCGGCGAGCACGTTGGCAATCGCTACGACTGGGCCGGCATCTGGCGCTTCGTGGTTCCGTTTTTGCCGCACGCGCGCAATCGCTGGTTCTGCTTTGAGTCGGTGGGGTCCGCCCTTGGCCTGGCCGGTGCACACAAGCTGAATGCCAACGACCTGCATGCGTGGGCGGTGGCCAACGCGCCCAAGGGGTAGATGATGGCCGGCCTGCGCATTGTTCCGTTCATGGGCATGCTGCCCAGGGTTGCCGACCGGCTGCTGGGCGACGGCGCGGCCGTGGATGCAACGAACATCAACCTCACGTCGGGCGAAATCCGCCCGATCAAGCGGCCGCAGTGGATCGTCACGCCGTCTGGCTCGCCGCCGTGGTTGTCCGTGCACCGCGCGGAGTGGGGCGGCACGCAGACCTGGCTGAGTTGGGAAAAGGACGTGGACGTTGCGCGGGCTCCTCTGCCGGAGTCGGTCGAGGCGCGCTACTACTGGACCGGCGACGGCGAGCCGCGCTATGCGACGTTCACCGACCTGCCGAGCACCTTCTATGCGCTGGGCGTGCCGAGGCCGCGTACAGCACCTGGCGTCGCGCATTCCGGCGGAACCGGCGCCGAGGTGTCCCGGTTCTACGTCTATACCTTCTACTCCGCGCTGGGAGAAGAAGGGCCGGAGTCCCCGGTTTCCTCGTTCGTGACAGGCAAGGTGGATGGCACCTGGGCCATCACCGGCATGGACGCTCTGCCTGCCAGCAGCGGCACCGGCACGGCGGCGCACTCCGTCGGAGTGACCACGTTCACCAACACCGGGAACCACTGGCTGCGCGCCGGCGAAGAAATCGTGATTGGCGGTGACACCGTGGTCGTGTCCGAGGCGACATCGGCCAACGTGTTCAAGGTGCCGGGGGATTATTCGGCAGAGACGACATGGGCGCGCAAAGCGCCATGGAACACCACCGGCATGAAGCGCCGCCTGTACCGCACCAGCGGCACGGCAGGGGCCTTCCAGCTCGTGCACGACGACGTGGGGACCTCATACAACGACACCCTGAGCGACGTCCAGATCATGGGCGACGAGCTGATTTCGCAGGCCTGGGAACCGCCCCCGGCGAACATGCGCGGCCTGATTTCGTTGCCCAATGGCGCCATGGCGGGGTTCTTCGGCAACCAACTGTGCTTCTCCGAGCCGTACCAGCCCCACGCCTGGCCCCAGGCCTACCGCCGGGCGACCGACTTCCAGATCATCGGCATCGAGGCCTTCGGGACGACCGTGGTGGCGTGCACCCAGGGGCGCCCGCACGTGGCGCAGGGCACAGAGCCCGCCAGCGTGGCCATGGAAGCGGTCAACAAGGTGTGGCCCTGCCTGAGCAAGCGGTCCGTGGTGTCTGTCGGCGACGGCGTGCTCTACGCGACCAGCTACGGCATGGCCTATGTCGGGCTGGAGGGGGCATTCATCTGGACCGAGGCGTTTTTCTCGAAAACCGAGTGGGAGCCCATGGACCCCGCGACGATGGTTTCTGCCACGGCCCAGGGCAAGGTGTACGTGCGCTTCGTGGGGGAAGAGGGCGCGAAGGGCATTCTGATGTTCTCGCCGGCCGATTCCAATATTGGCCTCACCATGCTGAGCATGGTCCCTGACGAGCTCTACGCTGATCCGCTGAACGGCAAGCTGTACCTGGTGGACTCCAGCGGCACCTTGCAAGCCCGATCAATCTCGGGGCGGCCAAGGTGGATTTCAAAAGCGAAATGACCGAGGCTGACTATGCCCAGGCCGAGGCGGACTACGCCGCCGCGGTGGCCGCGAATCAGGCGCTGGTGCTGTCCTATTCCGGGTTCGGAGCCATCAACGGCGCAAGGATTACGACACGGCTTATCAACGGCTCCAGCATCACCAGCATTGCCCCCGTCGATGTGGCGGCTGTGACTTTCACCCTGTTCTGCGATGACGCGCCGGTGTTCTCGTGCCGGCTGATCGATGACCAATCGGCATTCAAGCTGCCTGCCGGGTTCCGCTCCGAAAACATCGCAGTGGGCCTGACGGGCTCCGTGCGCGTGAAGTCCGTCAAGCTGGCCGAAACCATGGCCGGGCTCAAGGACCTATGAAGAAGCCGCAGATCCCGCCCGTCCCGCGCGGCCAGCAGCCGCGTGGTGGCTTTGACCAGTCCGTCAAGGAGACGCTGGAGATATTCGCTGGGCGGCGCGGCAGCGCGATTGATCCGCTGCCCGCGGACGCCAGCCTGGACGACGTGATTGCCAAGGTGAACGAGATCCTGGCCCTCTTGCAGGCCTGAGCGTGGCAAGCATGGCACCCTGCTGTGCCATGACCGAATCCCATGATCGACTGCGCTGGTTTGCCGGCAACCGTGATGCGCTCGACCTGTACGAGCGGCTGGTGTATGTCGCTCACGCATGGGATGACCTGATCGACAAGGACAAGCCCGTCAACGTCAATGACCTGATGGCCACCCTGCTGCTGTACCTGCCTGCGAATGCGTGCTACCGGCGCTTTGAGGCTGAAATCCGCGCCCTGATGCTGGCGTCCATGGTGAGCTACCAGGCGGCGAACCTGATGGAGAAGTCCGGGGATGGGCATAAGCTGGAGCTGGCGCACTACCTGCGCTATGGCGTCATGCAAGTGGCCGTTTTCTTGATCGGGGTGCTGCACGGCATTGGCCCGGCCGCTGAAATCCTGGCCGACGCCGCGCCGCTGATGGTGCCCGAGCGACTGGCCGACTACGTGGAGGAACACGCCCATGCATAAACTGACCCTGTGGCTCCTGAAGCTGGTGGCCGCCCCCCTGGCGCGATATGCGGAGCGCCATTTTGTCCTGTACCTTGACCTGGGCGGCGACGCACCGCCACCCCCGGACTACACGCCAGTTGCCGACGCATCCAGGGAAGCCGCAGAGATTGCGGCGCGACTCGGGCGCGACCAACTGGATGAAGCGCGGCGCCAGTACGAGCAGAACATGTCGATTGCGCGCCCGGTGGTGGACGCGCAACTGGATATCATGCGCCAGACCACGGAGCAGGGGCGCGACTACTACGAATACGGCAAGACCTTCCGGCCGCTGGAGCAGCAGATGCTTTCCCAGGCCGCCGGCGGCCTCACGGCGCGCGACATCGTGCGCATGGGGATCAAGGGCATTTCCCCTGCGGACGCGCTGCGCCAGGTTTCCAACTTTGTCCCGGCCCGCGGCTCTGTCGGCGGCGCAGGAGCGATGAATACCGCGTGGGATGCTTACTGGCAGGCCATCGAGCCCGGCAAGTCCATGGATTTCGCCGGCGGGAAGCTGACCCGCAACGACGACGGATCTGCTACCTACACCAACGCGACCGGGCGCACGTACACCTACGACCGCGAAACCCCCTTCAGTGAGGTGGCGCGGATGAATCCTGAAATCGCCAAGGAGTGGCAAAAGGACTTCGCATACAAGAAGGCGGCGCCTGCACCTACCACAGGGCCACAAGCGCCAGCGCCGCAGCAAGGCACTCCCGCCGATGTGCCACCGACGGGCGCCCAGCAAGACGGCGAAGCGACCCCCGTGGTCCCGTTGCTGCGTTTTGCTTCCGCCGCTGACAGGCGTCCCCCTGGTTCGCGCTTTGCCCAGAGCGGCATCAACATCTGGGGGTAAGAAATGAGCTTTCAAAACGATTGGGATGGGTTCTTCAGCGACCAAATTGCTCCAGGAACCGTGATTGATCTTGGCTCTGGCGCCAGGGTCACGAAAATGGAGGACGGATCTGCCGTCTATCAGGACGCATCCGGCGCGTGGGTCCCATACAACCAGGGCAGCAACCCAGCCGACGTGGCAAAAATGGCCCCAGGCCTTTCTCGCCAGTGGGACAGCACTTACACGACGGCTACCAATGCGCCGGGCGGAGCGCAGACCCGAACGGACCCGGCTGCGAGCGGCTTCCGCATCAATGAAGACGGCACGGTTACCCGAATCGGGTCAAACCCGAATGCCGAGGCGCAGCAGATGGGTGGCGATTACACCCACACGACAAGCCTCAACAGCATTCAGAACCCAGCTGCGCGTGAGTATTACAAGGCCAACCCGGACCAGTTCTATGCCGTTCTGACGTTTGGCATGAACCCGGACGCCTATTACCAGCGCTACTTTTTCGGGAACAACGGCAGCGGCTCTGGTTCGTATGGCGCAAGCGGTGGCGGCGGAAGCCCTGGTGGCGGTGGCGGTGGGGGTGGTGGTGGCGGCAGCTCAAGCAGCGGAAGCGGGCTTTACTCCGGGTCGAATCCGTTGGGCGGCGACCTTTCCATCACCCAACAGAGCCTGCTCAAGGCGCTGCTGGACCAGAAGGAAGTGGACCAGATCGCCGGGGAAATGCGGGATAACGCATCCGAGCTTTATGACCGAACCCAGGGGTTTGAGGCCGACGCTCTGAAGGATGTCGCCGCCTACACCGGCGGCAATTCAGGCATCCTGAGCCGCTTTCGCTCAGACATCGATGCTGATGTGGGCACGGCCGTGGCGGACATGCGCACCGGGCAGACCGCCGCATTGAACACCGCCGCGCGCCAGGCCATGCGGTATGGCGTCAGTATTCCACAGAGCGTATCTAGCGTCAGCTCCACCCAAGCCTCTCAGTTGGCATCTGCCGCGAACGGCACCCGCAACAACGCGATTGCCGGCTACCGCGACTTGGTGGGCCAGGGCATCGGGCTGAAGGACGGTGTTTTCAAGACCGGGCAGGCGGCCACGGCAGACTCCATGGGGCGCGCCGAGGCGGCGAGCAGCACAGGGCGAAACATGCGGCTCCAAAACGAAAGCATGGACTGGGCCAAGCAACTGGACGTAACCGGCATGGCGCGTGGCCTGCCAGGGGCTTCACAGGGGGCCTACGGCGCTGCTGTGGCCGCTGGCAATTCGGCCGTGCAGAACCAGATGGCCCCAGGCCAGGCGCTGATTGGCGCCATGGGGCAATCGAACAACACGACCATGCAAGGGCGGCAGATCGCCACGCAGGGGCTCAGCAGCGTGCTGAATGCGCAGACCAGCGCGCACAATGCCGCCATGAGCCAGGACAACGGCTTGTTTGGCGCTATTGGCACGCTGGGCGGCGCAGCGATCACGGCGTTCTAGGCATGAGGCTGGGCCTTGCATTCTCCGGCGGAAAAGATAGCTGGGCCTGTCTCTGGCTCAGCCGCGAGCGCCTGCACGAAATCACGGTGTTCTGGGTGGACACCGGGAAGAATTACCCGGAGCTGCTGGCGTCGATCGAGGCCGCGAAAAGCATGTGCCCGAACTTCGTCACGGTGCGCGTGGACCGCGATGCGCAGAATCTGGAGCACGGCATCCCTGCGGACGTGGTGCCGGTGCAGTGGACCAAGACGGGGCAGCGGTTCTCGGGGCTGAAGCCGGTCACGATCCAGCCCTACCTGACGTGCTGCTTTGAGAACATCGCCGCACCGCTGCACCGCGCGGCGCTGGAGCACGGCATCACGCACATGATCCGTGGCCAGCGCGACGACGAGGGGCACAAGTCGCCCTCCCGCAACGGCGCGAAGGTGGACGGCGGGATCACGTACATCCACCCGATTGAGGGGTGGACGGGCGCCGAGGTGCTGGCCTACCTTGGCAAGCACATGCCGCTGCCGGATCATTTTGCGCTCCGGCATTCCTCGATGGACTGCTACGACTGCACGGCCTACCGGGCGGATTCGACGGACCGGATTGCGTTCATGCGTGAGCGCCATCCCGACCTGTACGCGGCGTACCGCGCCAGGGACACGCAACTCAATGCAGCGCTGCGCGAGGCATTAAATCTTGACGAGGTGATGTGATGTCAAAGTGGGGCAGTTTTGCACAGGGCTACATGATCGGCCAGCGCATGGTCGAGGACTACAACCGCGCGAAGAAGAAGCGCGACCTGCAAGAGGTGGCTTCCGCAGAGGCGATCGATACCCAGGAATTCACGCCTGGGCAGATCGACGACATCAACGCTGCGGCGGACTCCGGGCAATACGACTTCGGCGTGGAAACCGACGACAAAGGGGAATTCAAGGGCTACACCGTCACCCCGAAATCGGACCCGAGCCAGACCGGGACCATTGCCACGCGCGGCGTGACCGAATACCTTGGCAAGCGGTACGAGGGCGGGCTGGCCACGGAGAAACAGGACATGGCGCGCCAGATGGCCATGGCCGGCGTTCACGAGAAGCACGGCGACGTGGAAGAGGCGATGCGCCTGCGCCGAGAAATCAAATCCCAGTCGCGCGAAGATGAGCGCTGGGACCGTCAGAGCAAGCAGTGGGACCGCGAAGACAAGAAGCTGGCCGAGCAGGATGCGTATGAGGCCGGGCGCAAGGAGTTGTTTGCCAGCACCCGGTTTGGCCAGAACCAGGGGCGCTACGAGCAGGAAATGGCAAAGTACCAGCAGGACCTGGCCAAGCATGAGGCCGACAAGGCGGCCGGTAAGCCGGTGGGCGCCGCGCCCGTCATGCCTGGGCGCCCTGAATACTCGGTGGGGGACGCGCTGGCCGACCGCGCGGCGCTGATCGACCACGATGCCAGGCACGGCAAGCTGGATGCCCGATCGTTCGGCGAATTCACCGAAATGCTCAACCGTGCGCAGAGCGAGGGCTACGAGAAGGTCCTGCGCCTGGCGCAGTCCGGCGCGCCGGTGCAGGAAATCGCCAAGGCCTTCAACGCATCTGGCAAGGTGCAGCTTGACCCTGCCAGCGTGGTGTCCGACAAGATGGTCAAGGGCAAGGATGGCGTGGAAACGCGGGTCATCCAGTACAAGGATGGCAACGGCAATGTGCGCACCATCAACGCCCTGGCCGAGCTGGACGCCCTGGGCAAGGCCGGGGACGTGTTCACGCGGCACTTCCAGTCCAAGCAGGACCAGCGCGCGGACCGCGCGGATGCCCGCGCCGGGGCGCAGTTCGCCCAGGGCGTGGCGGACCGTGCGGATGCCAAGAGCGACAAGCTGGCGAAAGCCGACGCGGCCGCCGCCATCTTCCGCGAGCGCAACCCGAATGCCACCGAGGCAGAGCTGAATGCAGTGCGCCGCGGCATCCTCGACGCCGTGCCGACAGCGAACAAGAATTCGCCTGCCGAGGTCAAGCTGGCCGAGGCCATGGTGGCTTCTGGCCTGGCGCCCGACATGCGCACCGGCCTGGAAATGGCCATCACCAAGAAGTCGCAGTCGGCACGCGAGGCCTACCTGGACCTGATGAAGCCGCAGAGCGGCATCGCCCCGCGAGAGGAAGACGTGGCGGTGGTGATGGAGACGGCATACGGGCCCAAGTGGCGCGACGCAGTGGGTGGCCGCAGTGGTGGGCGCTCCGCATCCGGCCCTGTGCAGGACGCTCCGAAGGTGGGCGCAGAGCAGACCGTGCAGTCGGGGCCGCACAAGGGCAAGAAGGCGGTTTGGGACGGCAAGGGCTGGGTGCTGCGGCAGTAAGCGTGGCAAGCATGGCAAGGTGCCGTGAAGTATCACGGACCCCTTTGCCATGGCCAATTACCTGTCTGAAGATGAAGTTTTCGGCACGCCGTCCGATGGCGGCGGAAAGTACCTGAGCGACGACGAGGTTTTCGGGAGTACCGGCAAAAAACGCGAGCGCCGCAAGAGCAATGCCGGAGCGATGGACTACCTTCGTGCGGTGGACTCCGGCCTGGCCGAGGGGGTTGTCGGGCTGACGGGCGGCGTTGGCACGTTCATCCAGGACCCTGCCGCCAACACCCTGTCTGGCGTCATCGGCGCCGCGCACCTGGCAGACCGTGGCATCACCTGGATGCTGAACCAGGCCGGTGTCGATGCCGAGGTGAACCCGGACCTGCAAGAGCACTCGCGCATGGCGTCACGCTTCGCCGCCGAGGCCCGCGACGCCCAGGCCAACGACCCCACGAACCTGCCTGCGCGCGCCGGTCGATTCATGCAGGAGGACAGCGAGCGGGCGCTGCGCGAAATCAAGGCATCGGACGAGGCGAGCAACCCAGAATTGATCGCGCAGCAGCGCAACATGGGCCAGGCCGAGGGGTTTGTGGACAACCTGGCCGCCATCAAGGACAACCCGCTGGCCTTCACGCGCCAGCTCGCCCGCTCCGTGCCCGACATGGCGGCGGGTGTCGGTGTTGGCTCTACGCTGCACCGGGCAGGCGTCGGCATGGGCGGCGTCAGTACGGCTGGCATCCTGTCCGAGGCCGGCTCGTCTGCCATGCAGGGGCGCCAGGGCGTCTATCAGCAAGTGGCGGACATGCCGCTGAAGACGCTGGCCCAGTCGCCGCGCTTCCAGGAAGTGCTGAAGGAAACCGGCGGCGACGCGAACAAGGCCCGCCAGATCCTGGCCAACGAGCTGGCGGACCAGGTGCCGCTGATGACCGGCGCAGGCACTGCGCTGGGCTCTGTGGTGGCCAATCGCCTGTTTGGCGGCGACGCCACGGCCAAGACCATCACCGGCGCAGACCGCATGACGGCGCGCGAGTTTGGCAAGCGCACGGCCCAGGACACCGTGGAAGAGGGATTCCAGGGCCTGCCAGAGGACGCCGTGCAGCATTCCGCCACGTCGGTGGCAGACCCGAGCCAAGAGTACGACCCCGGCGGATCGCTGGCACAGAACCTGGCGGCAGGCTTTGCCATGGGCGCCGGCGGGCACGGCTACGGCTTCGCGCGCGACAACATGGGCGCCATTCGTGAAGGGGGCCAAGGTGGGCAAAACCAGGCGCCAGGAGCGGCAGGACAAACCCAGGGGGGGCAGGCAGGAGAAGCGCCGCAAGCAATGGCAGGCCCAGCAGCCGCAACCGCTGGAACTGCCAATGCGCGAGGACCCGCCGCCGGCGTGGAAGCCGTTGGGGTAGGCGACACCGCCGAGGCAGAGCGCGCGCTGCGCGAGCCGGTGCAACTGACGGCGCTGGACCGGGCGAACGAGCTCGACGCGGAGCTGGCGCGGATTCAGGAGCGAGCCCAAGAGCTGACGCCTGAGAACGGCTACGGCCCGGCATTTGACCAGGAGCGCCAGGAGCTGGCGGCCCAGGCCCAGGCCATGGCCCAGGAACGCGATGCGATCGCCCAGACCTGGCCCAAGGCCCAGCGGGGTGCGCCCACCAGCTTCTCGACCGAGGCCGGCGTGAAGCTCGACGGGCAGTATGCGCTGATCGATGCTGCGGATCTGGTGACTTCGCACGACGAGAGCCTGCGCCCCAATCCGCTGTACCCCAAGGAGTTGCAGCCGCGCGACCGTTCGCGCCAGGCCAGCGAGTTGCAGGTGTCTGGCATCGTGCAGAAACTGGACCCGGCCCGCCTGGGGGTGTCTGCGGACGCCGCCACCGGCGCGCCGATCGTCGGCGCTGATGGCCTGGTGGAGTCCGGGAATGCGCGCACGATCGCCCTCAAGCGCGTGTACCAGGCCAACGGCCAGAAGGCCGAGGACTACAAGCAGTATCTGCGCGAGAACGCGGCCCAGTTCGGCATAGCCCCCGACCAGGTGGACGGCATGCAGCGCCCGGTGCTGGTGCGCGTGCGGGCCACGCCGGTGAACCGTGCGGAATTCGCGCGCCAGGCCAATGCCTCGACCGTGCAGCGCATGAGCCCCAGCGAGCAGGCCCTGTCGGACGCCAAGCGCCTGGCATCCCTGGAGGGGCTGAGCCCGGACGAGGACGGCAATTTCACCGGCAGCTACGATTTCATCCGCCAGTTCATGGCCACGCTCCCGGTCACCGAACAAAGCGACATGGTGGAAAGCGACGGCCGCCTGTCCACGCAGGGCTACCGCCGCATCCAGAATGCGGTGCTGGCCAAGGCCTATGGCGATTCGCCCACCCTGCGGCGCATGACCGAGAGCTTGGACAACAACCTGCGCAACGTGTCCAACGCGCTCACCCGCGTGGCGCCCATGATTGCCGAGGCGCGCGACCGCATGAAGATGGGGACCCTGCACGAGGCCGACATTGCGCCGGATCTGGTGCAGGCCGTGGAAGGCCTGTCTGCGCTGAAAGAGAAGGGATGGACTGCCGCCGCCGAGCTGGCCCAGCAGGATCTCACCGGGCCGAAGTATTCGCCCGAGGCCGCGCAACTGCTCCAGTTCCTGAGCGACAACATCCGCAGCCCGCGCCGCATGGCAGAGTTTGTGCAGCGCTACTATGAGGCGCTGGAGCAGGCCGGCGACCCCAGCCAGGGCTCGGTGTTTGGTGACGAGGGGCCCGCCCCCACGCGCGCCGGCTTGTTGAGCACAGCGCGGGGCGAGCAGACTGCGCCCGCTGCATCGCCGACCCCTGCGCCCGCTCCGGTGCCTTCTGCGACGTTTGATTTCGATGCGATCGAACAAGCCCTGACAGAAGAGCTGGATGCGACTACCAACGAGATCGAGGACGGCTGGATGAAAGGCGGCGATCGCCGCCAAAGAACGCCATTGGAGGCGGCGATTTATGACGCCGTAACAACATCCACTCTCACCGCTGAAGAAGCTAGGGCGATCTTTGATGTTGCAGTGGCTGCTGGGCGCCTAGATCTTGCTGAATATGCGGTTCGTCGCGCCGAGCGTGCTGCCGAAAGCATGGGAACGACGCCTGGTGTGTCAAAGGATTCGCCCAAATACGAGGCGATAAAAAAGGATCTGGAGCGGAGGAAAGCCGAGGCAACCGAGCAGGCCGCAGCACTGCGCCGCGCCTTGAATGAGAGCAAAACCAAGAAAGGAAACCAGAATGACGCTACCAGTGACACCGAGCGGGGAGTCGATCGACAAGGTGCGGCGCCTGCTGCGCAAGATGGACGGAAACCCGAAGATGCGCCGGGCAGTGGCCGCAGCAATCAAGGCGATGGGCCTGCCGGAACCGCTGCCGGCCGAGGACAGCAAGGAGCATCAGAAGGCGAAGCCCAGGGCGAATGGGTAGCCTTCGACCCTGAGACGGGCACGCTGGGCATTCCGCGCAAGGAAATGCCCCAGATCAAAGGCGAGCACCGCGGCGCGCTCATCAACTTCCTGAATGCCCGTGGCGTGAGCCATGAGCAGGACACCGTTTCCCCCGACACACTCAAGCCGACCCAGGCCGAGTATTCGCGCGAGAAGGTGGACAAGTTCACGCAGACCGGCGTGGTGGGTGAGCGCTCTGTGTTGGTGTCGTCGGACGGCCACGTGCTGGACGGCCACCACCAATGGCTGGGCCACCAGGCGCTGGGCGAGGAAATCCCCGTCATTCGCCTGAATGCGCCGATCCGTGAGCTGCTGGCACTGGCCAACGAATTCCCGAGCACCAAGCGCGCTGAGGGCGGGCTTGCGGCCCAGCGCGCCGAGGCCGTGGCCGAGTTCAAGGAAGCGATGGCGGACCTGGCCGAGATTGCCAGCCGCCACACGCGCGCCTACATGCTCAAGCCGGACACCCCGGACCTCATGCCAACGCTGACGCGCTTGTTCGGCGCGGCCATCAAGATTGTGGGCACGGATCTGAAGGCGGCCACCCGCTGGGTGAAGGAACAGCTCAAGGCGAACCCGGACACCAAAAAGGTGTGGAACAAGATCGACGCTGCGCTGTACCAGAAAGCCGCGTTGCAGGCCTTGGAGTCTGCGCCTGCCGGCCAGCAATCGGGCCTGTTCGATGACCTGGAGGCCGCAAGCGACGCGGTTCAGGGGGATCTGTTTGCCGCAGCGCCAGCACGCCAGGCGGACAAGCCCAAGACGGCCATGATCGACGGTCGCCCCTACGACATGAAGCGCGATAACTACGAGGCCGCTGCTGTCGCATCTTTCCTGCCGGCCGATGTTCTGGCCGAGGCCAGCGGCTATGTGGACAAGTATTTCAAGGACAAGGCAGACCCCAAGATCAGCGAAGCGGACCGCGCGCGCGCCGAAAGCCTGTTACAGCCGCTGATTAAGAAGGCCGAGGATGTGAAGGTCGAGTACGACCAGAAGATCATCGACATTGCGCAAAAGGTGGGGGCGCTGGGGCAGATGATTGCCCCGATCAAGGGGCTCAAGCGTGCCATTCCCAAGCTGATTATTGAAGAGGACTTCAACGTGGGCGGCATGAAGGACATGCTGCGCTCCACCATTGTGGTGAGCAACTACGCCGAAGCCCAGAAGGTGATGGACCTGATCGCGGCCGAGTTCACCCTTACGCGCAAGCCGAAGAACCGCACAGGTGAAACTGAGCTGGTGGTGAATGGCGAAGTGCTGAAGCCGGAAGATCCGGCCAAGTACGGCGGCTACGCTGATGTGCTGGCGAATGTAACCATGCCCAATGGCGTGATTGCCGAGATTCAGATCAACGTGCCTGAAATGCTCTCGGCGAAAGAGGCGCAGGGGCACAAGCTGTACGAGGCGTACCGTGACGCCCCGAAGGATTCACCGCTCGGTCAAGAAATCAACCGCTCGATGCTTGGTTTTTACCGGGCTGCTTACGATGCGGCGGCGGCCCGCAGCGCAGCGACTTCCGCAAAGAAATCGTCTGCCGATCTGTCGAACCATTCGCCCAGTGGCCCACGCGGCCCCATGGCTGGCCTTGGCAGCAAGGCCGCGCCATCATCCGACAACGCAAACCAGCCTTCTCCGGGGATCTCTACGAAGAATCCGCCTTCAGCACGCTCGCCAAACCGCGAGCCGGCAGGGAATCTGTCTGGAACATTCATTGCTTCACCTCTCAACTCTAATGTACCACAAATATCCGTAAACGAATATACTGGCGCAAACCCCCAAGGAGCAGAAAATGCAAACGGTCGAACTGGTGAAGGCCGCGTTGAAGGAGAAGAACCCGGCGCTGCACAAGGAACTGAGCGCAAAAAGCGAGCTCAACAAGTTCGCCGTGGACCTGGCGGATCAGATCAGCGAGCAAGTGGTGGCGATGACGCAGGCGGATCGGCTGCGCGAGAAGTGGGACAAGCTGGGCCCGGTGGAGTGCGCGGCCAGGATGCGGACGGCCAGCAGCATCAACCGGGAAGCCGTGTTGGCCGAGATGCTGGAGTTCCCGCAGGACGAGACATCCCGCCCAAGACCGGGCGAAACTACCAGTTCGGCCCCGACGACCTGACCTATCAGGGCTCTTGGTTCAAGAAGGCCGAGCAGAACGTCGAGGCCATCGAGCTGCTGCACGCCCTGCGCGCCGACGGCCGCCAGGCCACCCGCGAAGAGCAGATCAAGCTCGCCAAGTTCATCGGCTGGGGCGCGTCTGAGATTGCCAACAACCTGTTTGGCGACAAGCCCGTCAAGGCGGCCCAGGCGCTGAAGGCGTACCAGGATGTTGTCGCAGAATTCGACCGCATTGGGCGCGACCACCTGAGCAAAGGCGGCCAGTACCGCGGCCACTATGCCGACCCAGGCTACTACCAGGCGGCCGCCATCCTGCGCGATGCCAAGAAGATTGGGCCGCACGAATATCCGCTGCGCATCACGCGCGCAGACCTGGAGAGCGTGAAGCCCAGCGGCGAAACCAAGCGCTGGCTGGATCTGCGCGACCGCCTCAAAGCGGTGATGAGCGATGCCGAGTGGGCCGAGGCCTCTCGATCGACCCAGTACGCCCACTACACCAGCAAGGAAGTGGTGAGGTCGATGTGGGCTGCGCTGGAGCGCATGGGGTTCAAGGGCGGGTCCATCCTGGAGCCCGGCGCTGGCATCGGCGTGTTCCCTGGCCTCATGCCCGAGGCCATGGCCAACAACTCGATTTACACCGGGGTTGAGTTCGACACCTTCACCGGCGAAGTCCTGAAGCAGTTGTTCCCGGACGAGCGGATACTGGTCGAGTCCTTCGTGGACTCCAAACTGCCCAAGAATTTCTATGACGTCGCTGTAGGCAACCCTCCGTTCTCCAGCACCAAGATCCTGAGCGACCCGGAGTACGCCAAGCGCGCGCTCAGCCTGCACGACTATTTCTTCGCCAAGTCGATCGACCGCGTGAAGCCCGGCGGCCTGGTGGTGTACGTCACCAGCCGCTACACCATGGACAAGCTGGACGACAAGGCGCGCGCCTACCTGGCAGATCGCGCGGATCTGGTGGGCGCAATACGCCTGCCGCAAACCGCGTTCAAGCAAAACGCAGGCACCGAGGTCGTCACCGACGTGATCTTCCTTCGCAAGAAGGTGCCAGGCGAGACGTTCGACGGCGCCCAGGCCTGGCTTGGCGTGGCCGAAGCCAAGGACGCCAACGGCGCACCCCTGAAGGTGAAGGACCAGCACGGCAAGGAAAAGCCTGCCATGGTCAATGAATACTTTGCTGCCCACCCGGAAATGGTGCTGGGCCAGCATGCCAACACCGGCAGCATGTACTCCGACCAGGAGTACACCGTGCTCCCGCTGGACGGCGACATCGAGGCGCACTTTGCCAAGGCTGTGGAAAACCTCCCGGCCGACATCTACAAGGCGCCGCGCGGATCTTCCGCCGAGGCGGCCAAGGTGCGCGAGATTGATTTCAATCCCAAAGCCAAGAAGGAAGGCAACTACTACGTCAGCGACAAGGGCGTGCTGATGATCCGCGAGGGCGGCGTGGGCCAGCCCGTCCAACTGAAGAGCCAGAAGGACGTCGAGCTTATCAAGGACTTTGTGCCGTTGCGCGACGCCCTGAAGCAGGCGCACTATGACCAGTTGAATGACGGCGACTGGGAAACCAGCCTGTCTGCCTTGCAGAAGGCCTACGCGGCATTCACCAAGAAGCACGGCCAGGTCAACCAGTTCACTACCAAGGTCGTCAAGACCAAGAACGTGGACGAGGACACCGGAGAGACGTACACCGACGAGTCCACGGTGCGCGTGTACCCGCTGCTCAAGAAGATCGAGGACGACCCCGACTACACCCTTGTCGCGGCTCTGGAGACGATCAACGACGACACTGGGGAAATCAGGCCTAGCGATTTCCTGAGCAAGCGCGTGCTGGCCAGGCCCGTTCAGGTGGAAGTGAATTCGCCGATCGACGCCATGCTGTCGTCGCTGAACGACGTTGGGCATGTGGATGTGCCGCTGATTGCCCAGCGTGTGGGCATGACAGAGGCAGAGACGATTGAGGCGCTGGGGTCCGCCATCTACGAGGACCCCGAGCAGGGCTGGCAGACCGCCGACGAATACCTGAGCGGCAACGTCAAGCGCAAGCTGGATGCTGCGCGCGAGGCGGCCAAGGCGGACAAGCGCTACGAGCGCAACGTGACCGCCCTTGAGGCTGCGCAGCCGGCGCCCAAGAACCCCAGCCAGATCAGCATCGGCATCGGTATGAACTGGATTCCTGGCGATATGTATGCCAAGTTCCTGCGGGACCTGGCCGGCGTGAAGGCGACCGTCGAGTTCAACGACCGGACCAAGCAGTGGATCGTGCAGGAGCAGGGCGGCAGCAAGACCATGCAGGCGACTGCGGACTGGGGAACCGAAGATCGCAACATCACCGATCTGCTGGAGCACGCACTGACCGGGCGGCCGGTTCGCATCACCCAGACCGTTGGCACCGGCGGCGATCGCAAGACCGTGTTCAACGCATCGGCCACCGAGGCGGCGAACCAGAAGCTGGAAGCGCTGAAGGACCGTTTTGCCACTTGGGTGTGGGAGGATTCCGAGCGCACCGACCGCCTGGTCAAGCTCTACAACGACAAGTTCAACACCACGGTGCCGCGCGCTTTCGATGGAAAGCACCTGACGCTGCCCGGCGTGTCCAAGGCGTTCAATATCTTCGATCATGTCAAGCGCGGCGCGTGGCGCATCATCCAGAGTGGGAACACCTACCTGGCGCATGCGGTGGGCTCCGGCAAGACCTTCCAGATGGTGATTGCCGCCATGGAGCAGAAGCGCCTCGGGCTCATTAAAAAGCCTATGGTGGTGGTTCCGAACCACATGCTCAAGCAGTTCGCGCACGAGTGGCAAATGCTCTACCCGGCCGCGCGCCTGATGGTGGCCGACGAGAACAACTTTCACACCGACAACCGCCGCCGATTCGTCTCGCGCGTGGCCCTTTCGGATCTCGATGGGGTGGTCATCACACACAGCGCCTTCAAGCTGCTGGACCTGGACCCTGAATTCAAGTCCAAGATGATCGAGGAACAACTGGACTACATGCGCGCGGCCCTGGAAGAGGCTGAGGACGCCGAGGGCAAGGGCGGGAAGAAGAGCCCGCGTATCAAGCAGATCGAAAAGCAGATCGAAAACCTGGAGGAGAAGCTGAAGGCGGCGCTTTCCTCGGACGGCAAGGACAAGAACATCCGGTTTGACGAGCTGGGCGTGGACTTCCTGATGGTGGACGAGGCGCACGAATTCCGAAAACTGGATTTCGCCACCGCGCGCCAGGTCAAGGGCATCAGCCCCCAGGGCTCCGCACGTGCGTTTGACCTCTACATGAAGTCGCGCTACCTGGAGGAAAAGAACCCAGGCCGCTCCCTGGTGATGGCATCCGGTACGCCGGTGACCAACACCCTGGCAGAGCTCTACAACGTGCAGCGATTCATGGGGCGCCAGGCGCTGATCGATCGCGGCATCGAGGACTTCGATTCCTGGGCGGCCATGTTCGGGCGCGAGCGCACGGTGCTGGAGCCCAACGCCGCCGGCAAGTATGAGCCGGTGACGCGATTCAGCAAGTTCGTCAATGTGCCCGAGTTGACGCAGATGTTCCGCGAGTTTGCGGACGTGCTCAATTCGGATCACCTGGCGGCCCTGCTGGGCGACAAGCGGCCCAAGGTCAACGGCGGCGCCCGCGAGATTGTGGTGACGCCCAAGACCAAGGATTACGCGGAATTCCAGGCCGAGCTGTCGGCGCGGGTGGAGATTTCGCGCCGGTGGAAGCCAAGCAAGGACGAGCCGAACAACCCCGACCCGATGATCCGCATCATCGGCGACGGGCGCCTGGCCGCCATCGACATGCGCTTTATGAACCCGAGCCTGCCAAGCGACCCGGATTCAAAGCTGAACCGCATGATCGATGACGTCATCAAGGCCATGCAGGAGACGGCAGAGATTGAATACCAAGACAAGGCCGGCAACAAAGAGCCCAACAAGGGCGCGGCCATGATGGTGTTCTCGGATCTGGGGTTTGGGGCCGGCGTGGCCGAGAGCCGCGGGTTCAACGCGCGGGCCTGGTTTGAGAAGCGCCTGCGCGATGCAGGAATTCCCATGAACCAGGTGGCTTTTATGTCCGACTACAAGAAGTCGGCCGAAAAGCTCAAACTGTTCAAGGACGTCAACGCCGGCCGCGTGCGCCTGCTGGTGGGCTCCAGCAAGAACATGGGCACTGGCGTCAACGCGCAGCAGCGCCTGCTGCACCTGTTCCACCTGGATAGCCCATGGTATCCGGCGGATCTGGAGCAGCGTGAAGGCCGGATCATCCGCCAGGGCAACAAGAATCCGCTCGTCAACATCCACGCCTACGCTGCCAAGGGCACGTATGACGAAAACATGTGGAAGATGTTGGCCAGCAAACAGTTCTTCATCGACCAGGCACTGTCGGGCGACCAGAATCTGCGCGAGGTGGAGGACCTGGATAGCCAGAGCCAGTACGACATGGCCGCCGCCATGGCCGCCGAGGACCCGCGCATCATGCAACTGGCCGGCGCGCGCGCCGAAATCGAGAAGCTGCAACGCCTGTACCAGGCGCACGAGGATCAGCGCGCAAGGTTCCGCCAGCAGCACCAGCAGGCCAAGATGACGGTGGAGTTCAACGAGAAGCGCCTGCCAGAAGCCGAGAAGCAGGCCGCCAAGGCGCAGGATCTGCGCGGCGACGCCTTCCGCGCGAAGCTGGGCAAGACCACATACGAGGACCGCGGCAAGTGGGGCGAGGCGCTGATCGCCAAGTACAAGGAGCTCACCGCAAAGGGCGACACCACGCCGGTGACCATCGGGGAAATCTCGGGGTTCCCGATCGTGTTTGGCGGAGAAACCGTTGCCGGGCAGTACACCACCAACGCGGTGCTGGCGACTCCTGAGCCGCTGTGGCTTATTTCTGACAGTGGCACCAGCCCCATGGGCATGGTGATGCGCGCTCAGAATGCCGTGGCTGACGTGGCTCGCCTGCCGGCAAAGATGCGCGAGCGCATCGTGGAGGCACGCGCCCAGATCGACGCGGTGCAGACCCGCCTTGAGGCGCCGTTCCCGATGGCCGAGCTGCTGGCCAACAAGCTGAAGGAGGCCGCTGAGCTGGAGGCGGCGATTGCTGCCGACTCCAAGCCCAAGACCTGGCGCGTGGAGCGCAAGGCGGACGGCCTGGGGTTCGACGTGGAGGCCTCCAACGCGACCGAAGCAATCGTGAAGGCCGTGGCTTCCAACGGCGGAACGGCCGAGGAATGGGTGGCGATCGAGGTCAAAGAAGTCAAGCCCGCCGAGGACACGCGCCTGGCCCGCGGCGCAGGCACTGGCGGCATGGACGTGAAGGTGCTGGATGGCCTGGTGGCCAAGATCCAGGCCAAGATGCCGAACCTGCCCAAGGTCCATGTGCTGGAAGACCCCGGCACTGCGCCGCGCGCACTGCGCGAGTACATCAATCGCCAGGACGCATGGGGCGATGTCGAGGGCGCTTTCCACGACGGCGAGCTGTACCTGTTCGCGTCTGGCCTGTCTGACCCCCTGCGTGCAGAGCACGTGCTGGCAGAGCATGAGTCGGCCCACTTTGGGCTGCGCGCCATCCTGGGTGGGAAACTTGGCACCGCGATGAACCTGGTGTACGCGCAAAACGCCGCCGTGCGCAAGGCCGTCGCGGAAATCCAGAAGCGCGGCAAGCTCTCCACCGCCGAGGCCGTGGAAGAGGTGATTGTGGACATGCCCACCGCCAGCCTGGCAAAGCTCAAGGGCTGGCGCCAGGTGGCGCAGAAGGTGGCCGAGTGGCTTGGGGCCAATGGTTTTGATCGCATGGCCCAGAAGCTGACGGACTGGCTGGACGGAACCCTGGGTGACCAGCAGCGCGCGGATCTGTTCGTGGCTGAACTGGTTTCTGGCGCCCGCGAGTATGTGGCTGGCAAGCGCCATGGCTCCGCAAAGGGGCTGCGCGGCACGCGCCTGTCCACGACCCTGGCAGAGGACATCGAGGCGCAGGAAAAATGGCTGCAATCCGAGGCCCGCGCCCGCGGCTTCAAGGACATCGAGGACCTTCTGGAGAAGGATTACCCGCTGTTTGAGAAGCTGGCCACGCTCTGGCGCGAGAAGAACCCGGCGGAGACGCTGCTTTCGCGCGGCCGCACCGACCAGACACAAACTCCTGAGTTCAAGCGCTGGTTTGGAGACAGCAAGGTGGTGGATGCGGATGGCAAGCCGCTGGTGGTGTATCACGGGACGGCTAGCGATATTGCGGTGTTTGACCCTGAAAAGACGGAGGCGCTACCGGGTATCTTTATGACGCCAATTCCATCTACGGCAGGTGCATATGCAAGCGCAAAGCGAGGCTCTGCCAATGTAATGCCTCTGTATGTTTCGCTCAAAAATCCGGTTGAGCTGACTGCTGCCCAATACACCAAGGAAAGGCTGGATGCCGCGTACAGCGGA